ATAAGTTCTCTCATACCCTTATTGATTTCTGGTATTAGTACTGTAGGTGGTATATGGGGTGCTACTATTCAAGCAAGAAAATATGAAGATTCAAAACGTTCTAAACTTGAATCGTATGAAAAAATATTAGAAATAATTGAGCCTATCAATGCTCTCTATATATTAATTCAAGATAATCGTTGGAACGAAGCAAGAAAATTTTGCTTTGAAGGAAGATATGATGATTTAGATAACAAACTAAGATCAGGCGTATATGTGTTATTAATTCCTAAAAATATTCGAAAAAATACAGTAACTATTCTAGACAGGATGTTAGAAATAGTAGAATTTCAGGAAAAACTTGAAGAAAAGAAGCCACATTATACAGTGAAGTATAATGTGGATATGCTTGAAGTAAGGAAGCACAGCCTTCACATTGATTATGGGCAATATATTTCTAAAGTGAAACGCAAATATAGACTGTTTAAGTGATCTTAGGAGGTGAGTAGTATTGGCAAAGTTAACATTAAAACAACAGCGATTTATCGATGAGTACATTATCTCTGGCAATGCTACTCAGGCAGCCATTAAAGCCGGATATGCTCCTAAAAATGCTGGACAAACCGGTGCCGAAAACCTTAGAAAACCACAAATTCAGGCTGAGTTAAAGCGTCGTAACGATGAACTGCAATCACAGAAAACAATGGACATGCAGGAAGTAATGGAACGCTTGGCATCGTTTGGACGTGGTGAAGTTACTGAAGAACAAGTCACTAACAGCGGTGATATTGTACAGGTTAAAACCAAGAATAGCGATCAAATTCGTGCATTGGAACTAATTGGTAAACGTTATGGTGCATGGACTGACAAAAAAGAAGTATCTGGTAGCCTTGAAATCGATGTGGGAGTTGGTGAGTACGATGAAGATGACTAGCGCAATGTTGTGCATCCCTGTGATGTTTGTTGCAATGCTTATCTGTCAGCCACACGTGATAGGCATCAAGACGCTTATTTTTTCAATGATTATGGAACTGCTAGCTATTTCGATGGTGGTTGCTCATGACGACGATTAAGCTTAACTTTCCGAAGCCAGCTCGAGTATTTAACCGCCAGATATACGATAGCCTATTTGATTACACACACTTTGTAGAAGTCTGGTATGGCGGTGCATCGTCAGGTAAGTCGCATGGTGTAGTTCAGAAAGTTGTGCTTAAGGCACTGGGTAAATGGAAGTATCCGCGCAAGGTGCTCTGGCTACGAAAGGTTGACCGCACGATTAAGGACTCGATCTTTACTGATGTTTTAGACTGTTTGTCCACGTGGAAACTCCTACCACTATGCAGAGTAAATAAATCAGACCGTACTATTAGCTTGCCTAATGGTGCGGTTTTCTTATTCAAAGGGATGGATGATCCTGAAAAGATCAAGTCTATTAAGGGTCTGTCAGATGTCGTCATGGAAGAAGCGTCTGAGTTCAACCAAGATGATTTTACGCAGCTCACTCTGCGACTTCGTGAACCCAAGCATAAGCAACGCCAGATTTTCTGCATGTTCAATCCTGTGTCCAAGCTTAATTGGACATACAAGCAATGGTTTGAGCCTGGTGTACAGATTGATCCGAAGCGTGTGGTGATCCATCAATCAACATACAAGGACAATCATTTTCTTGATGCAGACAACATCAGAACAATTGAAAATCTCAAGCAGACTAATCCGGCATACTACAAGATTTATACGCTTGGCGAGTTTGCTACGCTTGATAAACTTGTCTTTCCAGATTTTGAAAAACGGCGACTCAATCAGCGTGCTTTGGCTGACTTGCCTAGTTATTTTGGCTTGGACTTTGGTTATACGAATGATGAGACGGCGTTCATGCACGTTAAGGTTGACGGACGTAAGCATATTATCTACATCATGGAAGAGTATGCAAAGCGAGGGATGCTTAATGATGAGATTGCCAAAGTAATTACCGACATGGGCTACTCTAAAGAAGTGATTACTGCCGATGCTGCTGAGCCAAAATCGATTGCCGAAATCAAACGAGACGGCATCTATCGCATACGGCCAGCTAAGAAGGGCAAGGACAGTATTATTCAAGGTATCTCGTTCATGCAGCAGTATCATCTAGTAGTTGATGATCGGTGTGTGAAGACGATCGAAGAGCTTGAAAATTACACGTATAAGAAAGACCGAGCAACCAATGAGTACACAAATGAGCCTGTGGACGCGTACAACCACGAGATTGATGCAATCAGGTATGCACTAAATGAAATCAACGGGATGGCTAGTCCAAAGGGTAAGATCCTGAAGAACATTTACATTTAGGAGGTGTTGGAATGACAGAAATTAAAGGCCAAGTAGTTGAGGGTAATGTGTTCATTTATCCCAAAGATGATGAATTAACGATGCCTGATCTATTGAAATTTATTGGTAAGAATATCGAATTGTCAGCCGAGTACAAGCATAACCTTGAAATGTACAAGGGCAATCACGATATCTTAAATAAGTTGCCACGACAGTTTGGACCAGATAATCGTCTGGTTGCCAACCTGCCACATTATATTGTTGACACGTATAACGGGTTCTTCACTGGTATTCCACCTAAGGTCACATTGGAAGACAAGGAAACCAACACGGCCTTGCAAGAATGGAACGATGAGAATTCATTGCAAGATAAACTAAGTGAGATCAGTAAGCAAGCGGATATCTTCGGACGTTCGCTTGCTTTCGTTTATCAGGACGAAGAGAGTAAAACACGGATCGCTTACTCATCCCCGATGGACTCTTTCATGATTTACGATGACACTGTATCACGGCAGCCGCTGGCGTTCGTTCGCTACTGGAAGAACACCGACGGCATTCAAGTGGGCATGGTTTACTACGCCACTAAGATTGTTTCTTTTGAGGATAGCAAGTTTACCGATGAAACAGCCAATCCATACAAGCTGGTGCCGGCGGTTGAGTTTTACGGTAACGAAGAGCGACAGGGCGTCTTTGATAACGTTAAGACCCTGATTGATGAACTGGACCGGGTACTTAGTCAGAAAGCTAACCAAGTTGAGTATTTTGACAACGCCTATTTGAAGGTGCTTGGTGTTGACCTGGATCAAGACGGGGATGGTAAACCGGATGCTGATCTGATCGGTAATCAAATGATCTATAGTCCTGATGCTGACGCAACTAATGCAACGGTGGACTTCATCAGTAAGCCGGATGGCGACAATATGCAGGAACATATCATTGACCGGCTGGTTTCCATGATTTACCAGATCAGCATGGTGGCCAACCTTAATGACGAAGCCTTTGCCGGTAACTCTTCTGGAGTAGCCCTGCAGTACAAGCTGCTTCCAATGCGGAATATGGCGGCTAACAAGGAACGCAAATTCCGGCAAGCATTACGTCACCTTTACCAGATTATTTTCAGTGTTGGTACAGTATTGCCGGAAGCTCACTCAGAAGACTGGCGAGAGCTTGATTTCGCTTTCAAGCGTAACCTGCCGGACGACATCTCAAACGATGCCGATATCGCTCAGAAACTACAGGGGATGGTATCACAGGAAACCTTGCTGTCTATCTTGCCATTTGTTGACGACCCTAAGGAAGAGCTGAAACGAATTAAGCAGGAAAAGATTGAGAACATGCAGACAGCCATGAAGTATGGTCCTGCCGCGTTAGACCAAGACAAGCCGGACGATGATGATGATGCCGACAACAATGAATAGTAATTACTGGAAAAAGCGTGAAAAGGAAGAGCGCAAGTGGCAAGAGAAGAACATTGCCGCTGACGCCGCTTTTAATTGTTTGATCGAACGGCATTACAACGTTGCTATTACCCGGATTAATAAGGATATCGATCATCAATATCAATCACTTGCTAAGTCAGTCGGTGGTCTGCAGAATGCTTATTCTGCGGTTGATGCGATGGACGTTGCTGCTTATGAAGAAGAAGCCCGTCGATTGGTTCTACAAGCTGCACAAATGCGTGCACAGGGGAAACATGTTACTTATGCTTCTTTTAGTGATGATGTTAATCGCCGGATGAAGATCTACAATGCGACGATGAGAATCAATCGATTAGAGTATCTTAAAAGCCAAGTTGGGTTACATCTGACTGAAGCCAACATGAACATCGATAACGATTTAGAAGCAAAACTGAATGACAGCTATATTAAAGAAGTAAAACGACAAGCCGGCATTCTTGGGAGTAATCTTAAATTCAACAATGCAATTATCAATGATGACAATATTGCAAAAATTGTTATGAAGCAGGTTGGAGGGGCCAACTGGAGTCAGCGATTATGGTTGAACCAGGATGCGTTAAAAGCGGCTCTTGATTCTGCTTTAACTACTGGTTTAATTGCTGGTCAAAGTAGTCAAGCAATTGCCCGTAATCTCCGTGATCAGGTTAGAACAACCATTAAGAACCATGCATATGTTACTGAGCGGCTGGCTCGAACAGAAACAGCCCGGGTTCAGTACCAAGCACAGGTTGATAGCATTAAGGCTGCCGATTACAAGTACGTGAAATGGTATGCAGAGCCTGGTGCGTGTCGTGTCTGCCGAGAGATTGCTGATAATGATCCGTACGACAAGGGCTTAGGCGTATATCCAGTTGATAAAGCGCCAGAAATCCCGGTACATCCCAATTGCCGATGCTCTATCAGTGCTTTTTGGAGTGATAAAGATGCTTAAAAGAATCCAAGCAAAACTGCTAATCAACTATTTGTTTATTAAAACTTATTTCTTAGGGCACTAGTGATAGTACTCTTTTTTGTCCGTTTCCTATGTTGTGGACGTTAAATAAAACTTGAGTATGTCTCCCAAGACGTTAAATGCGAGTAAAGGAGGTCCCAACATGGACGATAACAAGAACACTGAAACTCAAGAACAACAAGTCACTGAACAGCCTAAGGATACTGGTACCGATCCAAAGGAAGATAAGCAATTAGACGGTGACAAGCTGGTCAAGAAGCTTCAGAAACGGATTGGTAAGGAACAAAATGAGAAACATTCCCTTCAAGACCAATTGGATAAGGCAAACGCCAAGATTAAGGAACTTCAATCAGGCAAGTCGATCAAGAATTTATCAGACGAGGACAAGGCTAAAAAAACTGAGGACGAAAAGGACAAGGAAATTGCTTCTCTTCGTGCTCAGATTACTCGTCGGGATAATATCAAACAGACTGATGAAGTCTTCAAGGATGCTGGCCTGACTGTTGGCGATGATGTACTGAACATGGTTGTCGTTGATGATGACAAGCAGACCTATGCCAATGTTCAAGCATTAATTAAGTACACCAATCAAATTCAGAGCGGTGTGAAGAAGGAACTTCTCAAGGGTTCTACACCAAGAAATAATGGCAAACCTGCCATGACTAAAGTTGAGATCAGTAAGATCAAAGACCCGATCAAGCGGCAGAAGGCCATTGCAGAAAATTTAGACCTATATAAACATTAGGAGGAATAATTTATGGCAACAGAAAACATTACAACTTCAAAGGATTTAATTGCACAGTCCATTGACTTCACGGAACGATTTACTGGTTCAATTAGCACTTTGCTCCAAGCATTGAATGTAACTCGTATGCAACCAATGGCTATCGGCTCACAGATCAAGATCTACAAGTCTGAAGTAACTAAGGCCGATGGTAATGTTGCTGAAGGTGAAGTAATTCCACTCAGCAAGGTTACTCGCAAGCTGGCTGACACTAAGGAATTGGCTTACAAGAAGTACCGTAAGCAAACTACCGCCGAAGCTATTCAAGCCAGTGGTTTTGAGGCTGCTGTAAACGACACTGATAGCAAGCTGCTTCGTTCTATTCAAGGTGATATCAAACAGGACTTCTTTGACTTTGTTTTAACTGGTACAACTAAGGCCAGCGGTGAAACCTTCAAGAAGGCAATCGCTCAAGCTCTCGGTCAATTAGCTATTAAGTGGGAAGATGACGACGTTCAATCTGTCCTCTTTGCTAACCCATTGGACTTCTACACTTACTTGGGCGACTCAAACATTACTACTCAAACCGCCTTTGGCCTGACTTATCTTCAGAACTACCTTGGCTTTAACACCATCATCTTAACTGGTGCAGTAAAGCAAGGTACGATTGCGGCCACTGCTAGTCAGAACTTGAACTACGCTTACGCCTCCATGAATGGTAGCCTTAGCCAAGCATTCAGCCTGACTACTGATGAAACGGGCCTGATTGGTGTAGTTCACAATGCGCTGACTGAAAATGCATCGTTCGAAACCATGGCTTTAACTTCTGGTGTACTCTTCCCAGAACGGCTTGATGGTATCGTGGTTGCAACTGTTGGTACTCCTGCGTCAAAATAACACCGCCCGACGTTATGGGAGCGGGCGATAACGATGTAAAGCCAACGTCCGCTAACACGGTGGACGAGATCAAGAAGTATATGGATGCTCACAACATTGCTTATACTTCTACCGATAACAAGGCTGATTTGTTAGCAAAGTTGGGTGATTAGAATGGCCCAATCAGTTTCAATTGAAAACTTGAAGACCATGCTGCAACTCACAACGGACAAGCAGGATGATCTTCTTAATTTAATTATTGAGAACACTGAGCAGGCTCTTCGCTTCAAGCTGAGCCTGACAAAGGATGAAAGCCTACCTGATGAGCTTGGTTTCATTGCGCTTGAAGTGTGTGTACGGCGTTACAACCGTTTAGCTAACGAGGGGATGGCCTCCTATTCTCAGGAAGGTCAATCAATCACCTTCAATTCATCGGACTTCGACGACTTCATTGACGATATCAACGCTTGGCGAGAGCAGAACGGCAAAAATGTTAAATCGTTGGGGCACGTTCAGTTCTTTAACCCTTACCGAGGTGATAGCCGTGCGGTTCAATCATGAGGTGAAATTCTATAACACTAGTAAGCGTCGGTATAACCCCAAGACTTCTCAATATGAAGGTGGGGAAGAGATGGTAGCTGATCGGATGGCTGACATCACTGATGTTGGTACTACTCGCTCTGTTCAACTTTTCGGAAGTATTGTGCAGGGCGTGAGAGAGCTGAGGTTGGTTGAGCCGGTTGATAGTGTGTGGGCATATCTGACCATTGACGATCAACCAACAAAGTACCGAATGCGAACCACAACAACACCGTTGAAAAATGTTTCTTTATTGGTAGGTGAGGACGTTGGCAAAAACGATTAGAATTGAAGGCTTGGATAAGCTTCAAGCTGGTCTCAAAGGCCGAATGAACCTAACAGAAGTTCCACAGATAGTGAAGAAGCATGGTGCCCAATTGTCTAGTGGCACACAGTCCCGGATGCAAGCTGCCTACACACATGGTTACTCAACCGGACGCACTCGGCGCTCAGTTAAGCCAATCTTCATCGATGGTGGCATGACCGTTTCAGTAGGACCAACTACTGATTACTTCCCTTATCTAGAATTCGGGACGCGATTCATGAGTGCTATGCCAACGTTGAAACCAGCCTTTGACGTTCAGTCGCAACTTTTCATTAATGAATTGAAGAGGTTGATGCAATGAAATCTCCGCAACAAGAATTGTATGATTATGTGTTTATTCAGTTGATGAATCGTGGTTATGACACCTATGATCATTTACCGATGCAGACGGAGAATGCTAGTTATCCCTTTGTTACGATCGAAGACGCTCATTTAGTCCCGTTGCCAACTAAGACAACGATTGGAGCGGATATTAATCTCACAATCAACGTGTGGGGCAATCAGGAACAACGATTAACGGTTGATACAATCGCTAGTTCGTTGTTAATGGTTGCCTCTTCGTCGTTTCAAACGGAAAACTACCGCTATCGTGGCCGAATGTCTGGTAGTGATTACCAGATTATTCAAGACAGTAGTGTCCCGGACACGGTGTTAAATCATGCAATTGTTAATTTGAAATTTACTTTAGTTTAGAAAGGATGATATTAAATGCCTGTAAATGATATCCAGTACCTGCAAGGTATTGATACTTTGGCCTATGTACGGCTTTTGAAGAATGCAGCTAAGGAACGGGGACAACTGATCCCATACCAGACTAGTTTGGACTTTGATCCGCAACGTGATACGGATACTACTCAAACCAAGTCTGGTGTAGTTCCTACTACTGCTTCTTTGGAAACTGACCTGGAAGTTGAATTTGTTCACAACATCAGTAAGGTTTCTGATGATCTGTTAACTTCCTTGTTGGATAACGAAGAAGTAGAAGTATGGATCGTATACCGGAAGCGTCGTAACAGTGAAGGCAAGTACTACGCGATTTACATGCGTGGTACTGTTTCTGAAGACGAAAACGAAAATGACCCGGACGACAACGCTACTCGGGATGTTACCTTCACAATCAAGGGTGACCCACAACGGGGATGGCTTGAATTACCAGATGACGCTAAGGAAGAAATGGACTACGTATTCCAAGGCTTGGGCCAAGTTACTGATTCCGACGCAACTGGTGGTGGTACGGCATTCGTTGAAGCTGATGCCGGTAAGGGCAATGCCGATGGCACTGCCTCAGCGAGTAAGTAAGGAGGCGGTAACTGATGGAAATCAAGATTAATGATAAGAATGTTGAATTAAACTTTGGTGTTGCATTTGTTCGTGAGCTGGATAAGGTGGCCGGAATGAAGGTCAATGGCCAAAGCTTTGGCTTTGGTTTAACCAAGTCTCTGCCGGCCCTGCAGGCTTATGATCCGGCCGTCCTGGCTGATGTACTTTACTGTGCGGCATGGGCTAACAAGCCTCGGCCAACGCAGAAAGCTATTGACGAATTCATTGATACCGACTCAGATCTTGAAAAGGTATTCGATGAAGTCAACAAGGCTATTGCTGAATCTAACGCCGTTAAGGTGGCAGCAAAAAACATGAAGCCCTAGAAGAGCTATCTAGTGAACAGCAGTATCATGAGATATTGCTGAACGGCCTAGCTCTTCTAGGCTTTTCTAATATTGAAGACGTTAAGCGTATGACGTTACGTGAGTATCAGTTACGGCTTGAAGCGTATCAGATCCGCCGTGTTAATGAGCAGGAAAATCTAGCCATCTTGGCATGGTGGATCCAAAGTGTTCAAGCCACTAAAGGAAGTCCCAAACATCCCAAGCCTGCCTTTGGGGAGTTTCGTGACTTTTTTGATATTCAAAAGCAGATTGATCAGGTTCGATCTGCTTTTGAAGCCGACTATAAACCACACAGTCATACTACTAGAGTTATTGATCGAGCTAAGATTTTTAATCGACGGCTGGAAGAATTTAAGAAACTGAAAGCGGCCGGAAAGATTATTCCGTGGAAAGAAAGGGGGATGAAGAATGGCGGAAAGTTATAGTGTTCGTGCAATCTTATCGGCTGTTGATTCATCCTTTAGTTCCACCTTGGCCCGGGCTGGACAAGCAACACAGAACTTTGGTAGCTCAGTTAACCAGAAGATGCAAGGTGTCGGTAAAGCGATGACCGTTGCCGGTGCCGCCACTACTGCGATGGGTGTCAAGGCGGTCAGTGGTTTTGGTAAGTTTCAAACATCCCTTAACCAAGCCGCTGTTATCGCTGGTGGTACCTCCAAGAACATTGGAGAACTGGCAGACGTAGCGAACCACATGGGTGTCGTCTTACCGATCAGTGCCCAAGATGCGGCCAACGCGATGGTTGAAATGGCCCGGAATGGTGCATCATTGGATGACATCAAGAAGCAATTTCCAGCGATTGCCGAGGCTTCAACGGCCGCTGGTTCAGACCTGAGTGCTACTGCCGGTGTTGTCCAGCAAGCAATGAATATCTGGTCCGATAGTTTGAAGTCGCCACAACAAGCGGCAGCTATTCTGGTTCAGACAGCCAACGCTTCTAACGCTTCCATTGAGGACATGCAGCAAGCTCTGGCCACCATTGGTTCAACAGCTAAGATGGCCGGCATGGATATGGGGACTACCGCTGAAGCAATTGGTTTACTTACTAATCGTGGTTTCTCAGCGGCCCAGGCTTCTGATGATCTGAACCATGCCATTACGCAGATGCTGGCTCCTAGCTCTATTGCTCAGAAGCAGATGGACGCCTTAGGCCTAACCTTTGTTGATGCTTCTGGGAAGATGAAGCCATTCCCGCAGATCTTGCAAGAGATTGCCGATAAGACTAACGGAATGGGGGATGCACAAAAAACAGCTGCCCTAAAAGCAATGTTTGGTGCTTCTGGTATGAAGGCCATTGCGCCTCTGCTGGATGCTATCAACAATAAGACCGGCGACGCCAAAAATAGCTGGTCCGCTTATGCAGCTGAGCAGGACAAGGCCGCTAGTTCAACCGCTAAGGCCACTAAGTTTTTGTCTGACCAGGCTAACGACATGCAACAAAATATTGGTTCTAAGATTGAGCAAGTCGGTGGTAACTGGGAAGCGTTACGGAACAAGGCAATGGCCGCTAAGGGTGGCGTTAATGGTGCCATGCTTGACATGATGAACCAAGCACTTGAATGGTCCACTACGTCAAACGATGGAATTGCTAAGATGATTCGAGGCTTCATTGGACTGTCACCAGTAATCGGCCCGGCCGTTACTGCTGTTGCTGCCTTTACTACTAATGTCGGAAAGATCGTTGGCTTTGCCGGCGGTGCAATTGGCGCTATTGGTAACTTGGGTAAGGTGTTTATTGTCCTGAAACAAGCATCTAACATTTCCACCGCTATTACTGCGCTACAAGACCTAGCCAAGAGTTCAATAATTGCCAAGACTGCTATGTATGGCTTAAAAGCTGCACAGGCAATCTTTGGCCCGTTAAAAGCAGCAATTATGGGAACGACAGCCGCTGAAGAGGGGATGGCTACGGCCACCGCTGCAACAGTTGTACCTTGGGGTCTTGTTGTTGCCGCTATTGCTGCTGTCGTCGCCGCTTTAGTTCTATTCTTTACTAAGACAAAAACAGGGCAACAGTTATGGAGTAACTTTGTTAACTTCCTAAAAGAAGCATGGAATGGTTTGAAAGAAACAGCTTCAACTGTCTGGAATACTATTACCCAAGCATTCCAGAAGCCAGTCGCTATCATTAAAACAGCATGGAACGGTATCAAAGATTTCTTCAGTCAATTGTGGCAAGGAATTACTTCTACTGCTCAGGGTGTCTGGAATAGTTTTACAGCAGGAATGTCACCAATCATCGAATCAATCAAAAACCTTTGGAGTGCTTTAACTGGTTTCTTTAGTACGTTGTGGCAGGGGATCATTACTGGTGCCCAAGCCATTTGGCAAACAATGGTAACGATTTTTACCCCAATCGTGGAAGCTATTAAAGCAATCTGGCAACCAATCGGTCAATTCTTTAGCACTCTTTGGCAAGGGATCATAATAGTTGCCCAGACAGCATGGCAAGGATTGGTAACAGTTATCCAAGGAGTCTGGACTAATATTCAGACCGTTGTACAAACTGCTATTCAGGTGCTGTCTACAGTCATTCAAACGGGAATGCAAGTTATTCAGACTGTCTGGACAACTATCTGGAACGTCATTAAAACGGTGGTTCAAACTGTTTGGACAGTTATCTCCACCATCGTTTCTACTACAATTAACGCTATAGCTGGAGTAATCCAGGCAGTTACAGCAGCCATCCTGGGTGATTGGTCCGGAGCTTGGAATGCAATCAAAGGTGTGGCTGAGACTGTCTGGAATGGTATCAAGACAGTTGTTACAACAACCATTAACGGTATTCGTTCTGTCATTTCAAGTGTTATGAATGGTATTAAATCAGTCATGACATCAATCTGGAACGGTATTAAGTCGGTTACTAGCTCTGTTTGGAGTGGTATTAAATCGGTTGTTTCTAACTCAATGAGTACTATTCGGTCTGTTGTGTCTAGCATGATGAATGCTGTTCGATCTGTGTTTAGTTCAGGCTGGAACGCAGCCCGGTCAGTAACATCAAGTGGTATTCATGCCGCTGTTAACGTTGTTCGTTCCGCCGCTAGTTCAATGGCTTCTGCCGGTCGGAATTTCGTCATGGGATTCGTTAATGGTATTCGTAGCATGATTGGCGCGGCAGTTAGTGCTGCAGCAAGTATGGCTAGTTCTGCTGTTAATGCTGCTAGGTCATTCTTACACATTCATTCGCCATCGCGGGTTATGCGTGATCAGGTTGGTTACTATGTAGCCGCCGGGTTCGCTAAAGGGATGACTGACAACACTAATATGGTAGCTAAGGCAGCTAACAATATGGCTCAATCTGTCATTCCAACCGTTGATCTGAGTAGTTCTATCAATGGAGTACTGGCTCAGGGCAACCTGAATAATACAGTATCGAGCACGATTGATCATCAACTTACGGTAAATCAGCAACCAGCATATATTAATCTGGCCCTGGGAGGCACAGAATATAGTACATTTGTTGAAGATATTAGTCGTGAGCAGGGTAATCAATCGTCACTCAGTCGGAATTATCGAATTTAGGAGGTGATCGCTATGTATAAGTTTCGAAACCTTGATATTGATCGGAGTATTCAGCCCAAAGAGCGACCGATCGAAGCACTAAACTATGGTGGTCACTGGCTAGATGATGAGATACCCGGCTATGAGACGCTGGTAACCACTGGTCGGCATGAGTTCACTCGGCAAGTGACATCACAGGACCGGGTTGATGATGGTGCCATCTATCTTAGTTCTCGTTTGGAGTCACGCAAGATTGAGGTGACTTTCAAGTTAAGCGCTAAAACGATCGACGAATACAATGAACGACTGGAAAAGCTTGAACGATTGCTGTTTAAGCCTAACCAGCCGTTTTATTTTGCCGATGAATCTAACTTTCACTTTGTTGGAAGTGTAACTGAATTGACACTAGACCAACCGACGTTGAACGCGACTGGAAAGATCACTCTGGAAGCTACTGATCCATATCGCTATGGACAGCAGAAGACTCTCACGGGGACTGGTTCAACAATAGTGATCAATGATGATCAGCTATCTTATGACCAGACGCCGCAAACGATTGAGTTTACCCCATCAGCAACGGTGGCCAATTTAGCAATCACTTGCGGTGATAAAGCCATTAAACTGTCGGTTGGTGTACCGGCTGGGCAGACGGTTATTGTTGATTTTGATAGCCTTAATCTGTCAATTAATGAGGTGGATAACCTGATGGCATTGACACTGGATTCAAATCTCAGCGACTTCTATATCCAAAACGGTTCGCAGGTGAAATTTAATGCTGATGGTAACTACAAACTAACTTACGAGGTGAAGCAACTTTGAAAATGTTTCTTTTTAATCGTAAGCAAAAGGTAAAGCGTTGGTTAGTCGATAAGGATTTCATTGAAGCCAAGATGACTGAGCAGATTAATGCAGCGGCGAAGTTGGTCTTCTCTGTGCCGTTGAAGAAACGGTTGCCAGCGACTTACTTCTTTGCTGCGATTCCACAACCACGTGGTTCAGGCTATCTGCTTTTTAAGATTGTAACTGAGCAGGCCCAATCTGATCGGGTCCAATACACCTGCATAGAAGCGGCTTATGACGAATTGAAGTCTTACCACTATATCAAGGATGATCGGCCACAAGATCGGACTGCTGCTGAAATGCTTCAGATGGCTCTTGATGGTACTAGATGGAGCGTCGGTACTGCTTACGATGCCGGAACAGGATCAACAAACTTCTACTATATTAGTAGCTTGGAAGCTATCCAGAAGATCGCCGACCTGTTTCAATTGGAAGTAGTATTCTCAATCTCTCTTGATCCGAATAGTCATCAGATTGTTCGACGTTTGGTTAACCTATATGCTCAACAAGGTGAACGGACAGGTAAACGATTCGAATACGGTAGCAATCTGTTATCGGTAGAACGTGAAGAGTCGGCAGAAAATCTAATCACGGCTTTGATCGGTCGTGGTAAGGGTGAAGCTGTCTACCATGAAGACAACACAGCAGAAGAGACGCCTGATGGCTATGGTCGGCGCATTAACTTTGCTAATGTGGTCTGGTCGAAAAATAATGGTAATCCTGCTGACAAGCCAGCTGGTCAAGAATACGTTGAAGACGTGGACGCAACTGCTAAGTACGGCTTTGACGATGGCAAGCCACGAATCGGTATTGAAATTTTTGAAGATATCACTGATCCGGCAGAGCTGTTAAAAGCCACCTGGTCCGTCTTGCAGACGTTGAAACGACCACAAGCCAGTTTTCGAGCCAGCGTAATGGACGTTGGCGATCTTGGGCTTGGTGATACGGTGGCTATCGTTCGCCATGACATTAAGATTGAGTACTTTACGCGCGTCTATAAAGTAACGCATAACTTGTTAGACGAGCGACAGAATACAATCGAGCTTGGGGATGACTTCTCAGGAAGCTCAATCACAAGCTCAATTAATAATCTTGGCAGGAGTGTTGGTGTGGTTGGACAACTTGCCAACTATGCGGCTGTTTCAGCTAACGGCAAGAACGCCAACTACTACGGCCAGGCACAGCCAATCAATCCACTGGAAGGTGATTTGTGGTACAAGGATCTAGGCAACGGGGAAACTGATATGTATCAATATCATGCCGGTAACTGGATTCTAATCACGTCTACACGTGATTTGCACAATGTAGAGAAGCAAGTCAAGCAAGCGCAAGATGATTTCAATACAGCGTGGAACAAGGCGGTTGCTGCTGATTCATCGGCTGCTAAAGCACAACAACGTGCCGATGATGTAGGCAAGCAATTGCAAAGCGCACAGGCTGATTTCGACAGCAAATTGGCGACAGCGATGGCTAATGCCAGTTCTGCCACAGCAAAAGCTCAACAGCGTGCTGATGACGTTGGCAAACAGCTACAAAGCGCACAATCCGACTTTGACAGTAAGCTATCTGCTGCAAGCGCTAGTGCTAGTGCTGCAACTGACAAAGCTATGCAAGCTGCTAATGCTGCAAAAGATGATGTTAACGAACAGACCAAGGAACTGAACGCTTATAAAACTGCAACAAATGCTACAATCAGCAATAACAAAGAGACCGCCGATCAGAATTTAAACAATTATAAAGATACGGTCAACAAGACATATGTCGCTAAGGGCACGGTGATTAGCAACGTCAATACTGAAGCAAACGCATCAATTTTTAGTACAAACAACAAATTGTACATGGACGCTGCCACCACTGCCTTTAGTGGTAAAGCTTTTATCCCTGACGCCGCAATCATCAATTTGACTGCTAGCAAACTGACAGCCGGAACGATCGATGCGTCTAAGATCTCAGTAGTTAATCTGAATGCATCAAACATTAACACCGGTACAATGAATGCAAGCCTAATCAAAGCTGGGTCCATGTCCGCAGACCGGATTGTTGGTGGTACGCTTGACTTCAAAAATGTTACTGTTGCTAATCTATCGGCTGGCAGTATCATATCTGGCACACTCGATGCATCGAGAGTTTCAGTGATCAATCTAAATGCATCTAATATCAACACTGGATCTTTGAATGCCGGATTAATCAAGGCAGGTTCAATGTCAGCAGATCGTATCGTAGGTGGTACGCTTAACTTCAAAAATATTGGCGTATCTAATCTTTCTGCCGGTAGCATAGTTTCAGGGACGTTAGATGCTGCTAAAGTATCTGTAATCAACTTAAATGCATCTAATATCAAGACTGGCACGCTTGATGCAAGTCTAATCAAAGCTGGCTCAATGTCTGCCGACAGAATTTCTGGTGGTACGATTAATTTTTCGAAGGTCAATGCTGGTAGTTTGTCAGCGGATAAGATCACATCTGGTACGTTAAATGCTGGTAAAGTTAACGTGATCAACCTGAATGCTAACAACATCACTTCTGGAACGATTAAAGGAACCAATTTAGGGATCAACCTAAACAGTGGTGAAGTCGGTTTTCAGCATGGTAGGATACACAACTCCACTAATGCTGTTGATATAGATTTAGATAATGCCTATGTTTCGACCGCTAGTGATGATACTAGAGTTATCTTAAAAAAGGGAGAAATGCAGTTAGTAAAACCTTCGTTTTTAGATTTATCTAGTGATCCTTATCTTAGAATCTACAATGAAGCGTTTGGGATAGGCGTTGGCGCCACGAACCAAGCCAGAATTATTGGCCGCACAGGAGTCGCGATTGCTGTTACCGGATATACAGGAAAAGTAGCCGATGCAGCATATGGAATTTTCGGCGATCAAAGTTTTTTAGGGCTATATTTGGGAAAAGAAAATGATGGATCGCCTGCACCAGTCGGATTAAGCGCTGCTAGTAGCTATGTGAACATTAATGGTGGTACAGGCTACGGTAGTATTGTTAAAACAAAACCATCAATAAATGTCGGTGTGGATGTTACTAATGCTAAAAATAGCGGTCCAGATATGACTATGTATGGGCAAACTATTAATATTGCTGGCGATTGGGTCAGAATCCCTGCGGCTTATGCACACACTACTAGTGCTTCGCCAAATGTTTTCACTGCAGTTGATGGGACACTATATCAGACCACTTCGGCAGCTAAGTATAAGGCAGAGATCGAGCGCTCATACAGTACAGATTATGGGGAGAAACTGCTAAATGTGCCGATTGCTACTTGGTATGACAAGGCGGAAATGAAACGATATGCAAGTGGTGAATCTAATATAGTACCAATACGATATTTTGGGATGATTGCCGATGATCTAGATGAAGCGGGGTTAGACTTGCTTGTAAGAAAGTCGCCAGATGGTGAACTATCTGGTATCAACTATGATCGGATTGGCCCAGCATTAATCCCAGTCATTAAGAACTTAAAAGAAAGAATTGAGGCATTGGAGAATGGAAAACAAGAAAGCGGAAATGGTGATACAGAAATTGCTGAATCGAGTAGCAATGCTTGAGTATCAGAATACGTTGCTTGAAGTCGAAAACGAACAGCTGAAGAAAGGTAAAGGTGATAAATAATGGCACTCACGAAAGAAAAGACGGTCAATCTGTCTGGTCGATCAGTAATCAATAATGTAGAAGTTGCACGGTTCTCCGCTCAGGTAGCAACTGACATCAACTCAACTACGACTACCAATACCTATATCAACGATCAAGCAGCATATCGCAAGAATATCAAGCAAGTACGGGATGATTCAGACGCCTTCCGTGCCTATGTACGTGCAGAAGAAGATAAGTTGTTTGCTGAAACCGCTGATGCAGATACCACGACTTCAACTACGGAATAGTAAAGAAATGGTCGCCACAGAAATAAACAGTACAGACGGAGAGCGTGTGAGAGATCATACGCTTTTTTGTTTGGGCGGCTAACTAGGAGATGGAAATTTTGAATGTGCTAAGAGCTTTAGCTGACGCCCCACAGCCACCATTCCATGAGCAATATATCCAACACTTTCACATGCTAGTTGACAACAAGATCGTTTGGTGGTTTGTATGGATCGTTGTAATCGACATTGTGACCGGTTTTCTCAAATCACTGGTAACTAAGCAGACCACAAGCCGAAAAGGCACAGACGGGTTGATCAGGCATGGCATCTTGCTGCTGATTATCTTGACGCTATATCCAATGCTGGAAATTAACGGTTTTGCTAGCGCGGGTAACACACTGATTATGTTTTACATTTTGTTCTATGCTGTTTCAATTATTGAAAATTTAGGACAAATGGGGGTACCAGTTCCCGAATTCGTTAAACGTTACATCTATAAGCTAAGCGATGAGTATAACAACAAAAGTACAAATGAGGAGGTCAAAAATGGCACGCGAAATCATGATTGATCTAGCTAGTTATCAAGCGAACCTAACCGCTAACGATTACCGCGCAATCGGTGCAACTAAAGCAATCGTTAAGGTTTCTGAAAACACTAACTACGTCAACCCTTATATTCAAAGCGAAGTAAACAATGCTGCTGCGGGCGGTGTTAACGGCTTTGCATTCTACCATTTCGGGCGGTTCACCAATGATGCCGGCGCAAAGGCGGAAGCGGAATTTTTCATCGCCAACGCTAAGGCAAAGGCTAACGTTAAGCCGGGCACGTTGTTAGTCCTTGACGCCGAAATTAACAACATGCCAACGTCAAGCGTGATTGTGTTCTTGGACACGTTACGCAACGCCGGTTATCACACTGGTTTTTACACGTACAAGTATCTGCTACCTAAGTTTGATCTGGAAGCAATTCACCCGCACTGCGATTTCTTCTGGCTTGCTGCATACGTACTGGCAAACGGGAAGGCGGACGGCAAAGAGCCTAACTTTAACTATTTCCCGAGTGCCAACTATGTTGACGCATGGCAGTACACTGATAACTTGCTAGGATACAAGGTAGACGGGTCTATCACGCTGACTGACAACGCTTTGGCGCTGTTCAATCCAAGCAAAGTAAAGCAGCCGGAACAACCCGCGCAACCAGCTAACAAGCCCGCTGAAACGGTCTGGAAAGACGTACTAGGCGATGAGTGGCATGCCGAAAGCGGTACGTTCACGAGTACTACTGCGCTTCATCTGCGTTGGGGCGCTCGACCAAGTGCATCCACAATTGCGGTCTTGTCGGCGGGCAGTGTGATCAAGTATGATGCATGGTCTCGTGGCAAAGAGTTCGTATACGTACGACAGCCACGCGCTAATGGCCAATATGGGTATGTAGCTGTCAGAGACTCTAAAACCGGGGAAGCATTTGGCAAGTTTGAATAGGAGTGATTAGATGACACTATTTGACGTCGCATATGATGATTTCAAACGTGAAGATACAACTAATACCATTGCCATTACTCTGTATACTGACGACAAACAACCGATTACACCTAATGCCAGCCACACGTGGAAGGCTAAGGTGTCTAAGGAAGATAAGTATGTCGGCGAGTACCCAGTTACAATCTCTGGTAACACAATCAAGCTATCATCGAGTAATTTAACTAGATTGCCCAATGGTGGCTACGGTTTGGAACTGTGGGAGACCTATAACGGATCTACTACTATCTATCCATCGGCCGGAGTGATGGAGTTTCGAGTGCATCGAAATGCCAATGACACATTGGGGACGGTTGACCCAACTACTGATATCAATGGCATTATCGATGATCTGCATAAAGCAGGGCAGAATATCAAAGTAGTTGCCACCAATACATTGCCTGCTGGTAGCAAAGCGTTGGTAACTCAATCCATTACTAATGGTGAAAATCAGCTAACGTTTAACATCCCACAAGGCGACAAGGGTGATAAAGGGGATGTAGGGCCTGCTCCTACGCTAAAAATTGGGACGGTAACTAAGCTGAATCCTGATCAGACACCTACAGCGAATTTAAGTGGTGGCAATGGTATCTACACTCTTAACATGGGGATTCCACAAGGCGTTCAAGGTGAAACAAATCCCACAGCTGCGCAGGCTTTAGATATTGCCAACAGCGTGAATAGCAAGGTTACTGCTATTCAAAATAATGGCGGTGGGCGAAATATTGGTTATAATACATCAAACGATTGGAAAAAGATTGCTGATAATGATCAATGGAATTTAACTACTGCAACGTTTTTTAATGAAGCAAAAGCCGGTGAAACATATACTGTGAATGCAGATATACAATCCCCAACTAAAGATCTAACATGGCAGGTTTGGGATGGATCCGCTGCTGGAACACGTAAAAGCTATATTGTAGATCAAAAAATTGTTGCAGGATCTAAACATAATTGTTTTACTTTCACCTGGCCAGAAGGTAAAACTCAATATATGGTCGTTCAGCTTATGAATGATCAATCGGATTCATCTCATGCGGGATATCAATTCAAAAGTGTTATGCTTGAAAAAGGCACGATTGCTCATGATTGGCAACCAAATCCTGAAGAAATCCAGTCACAATTAGACAAATTGAAGGATGCTGTCAAAAAATTGGGGGGGGACAATCTAGCCCCACTGGTAGCTCCAGTAATGCGTAAGGGTGGCACTGATGCTGAATCGATAATACACGGACATGCACAGCGTTTTGCGTTACCGCTTGGGGAAGTAGAGCTACTACCAAAGACAGATATTTTTGTAAATGTGTTGTCAGGAGATACACTTAGTCAAAGTTTTGTTATAGAAACAGATGCTACGAGTATCAATGGTAGTTTTACATTTTTTATGGACAATACAGCAAGCCATCACATTGTTCCGTTTAACGTTCAGCAGCTCACTGCTACCAAATATCTGGTTTCAGCTAGCTATACGACTGGAACTGATGGTAAATGGCGGATCCTAGATATAATGCGATTGAACTTAACCGGTGGAACGTACGTCGAGTTCTCTAATCCTTACGCAGCCATAGATTTGTCGGGGGGGGTAGTGCAAACCAACCTGTTAGCTGATTGGGCCACGAACTGTGCTCTAGGCAATTGGACGACAAATGATACTACGGTTCAAACCAAAATCGCTAATGCCGTTCTTAGTTTTAACGTTAAGAGCTCAAGCACTGAATACGTTGATTTCTACAAGAAAGATGTTAACTTGACACCAGGACATGCTTACAAGCTAAGCTATATGGCACGAGGAACTGGCATTGTGCGTAGTCACCTGTATGCTTGGACTAACAAAGGGTCTACGAGTGAAACTGATTCGTTGAATTTCACAACGTTGACTGATGATTGGCGACAGTATAGCCAGACTATCGTCTACGATCCAACGTCAGATAATAGTAGTAACACTAAGCATTTTCTTTTCCGTTGGAAAAAGTCCGATTGTGAATCGTTAACCGGCCAGATATCAGATTTAAGTCTGGTTGATATAACAGAATAGGAAAAAAGACAGTCCTGGCTCATAGGCTAGGGCTGTCTTTTTGTTTACATATGTATAATTATTGTGGTAAATGGCTAACAGCGTAGTCGGCTTGGTCTTGCGTGAACTTGTCGCCGGCATCAGAAGTAAGCTGATCGCGAATTGCTTCTGGTGACATGTTTTGATCTTTCTGATAGCTCTCTGCAGCTTTCAAAGCATTCTTGTTCCAGTCAGCCTTGACATGGTCAACAGCGTATTGAGCTGAAGCATCATCAAACTTATCACCAGCATCAGAAGTCAATTGATCATAAATCCCTTGCTTAGACATGTGCATGGTGTCAGAATAAGTTTGAGCGGATTTTAATGCTGCTACCTTGGTTGCAGAGACATGAGATGAGGAACTAGAGCTAGATTTGGCAGAAGACGATGAACTGCTTGATGATGAGCTGTTACTCCCACCGCTCACCGCTGCAGAGCCGATAAAGATAACCAGTACAACGAGGATCCAGAACCAAACTCGCTTGTAGAACGGCTTCTTTTCTACGTAAACCTTACCGTCTTCGCCCTTAATTTGCTTTGCCATTATGTATGACCTCCCAATAGTTCAGCTTTTAACGTCATTCAGATTTTGGACGATTTAGTTTTTTAAGCTCTTTAATGATTTCATCGTTTTGGCGAATCAGAATAGTATTCTGCATCTTAATCACATCTAACTCATGATATAGGGTCTTGGTATCATTGCTAGTGAAAGATGGTGCAGACATGATGAAGTTTTCGCTGAAACCAATTTGATTCAACATGTCATGATACTTTGGATCGACATCTTGCAAGAAGTTTTCATTAATATATTTCTCCCCGTAT